GCAATAACTTCACGTGCCATAACCATTGCGTTTTTATATGCGTTAGTATAATCTGCAACATCTTCAAACTGTTTCTTAATATATGGTTCTAATTTATTATCACATACCTTACCTATGAAATCACATATTTGTTGGTCTGTTTTACCCTTACAAGTCTTCTCTACAAGTTTATCTAATGAAACATATATTGAATCTGTATCAGACGCTAGTACATAATCTACTTCACCGTGTGTCTGTAATACTTGATTTAAATATTCATTTACTTTTTGTTCTACAAATCTAATTATAAACTGACCTGCTGTAGTTACAGCACTTGCTTGTGCTATATCATAATATCTGAAATACTGGTTACCTATTGCACCATAACAACTATTCAACGCAATCTTTCTTGCCCATTGTACGTTATGACATCTAGCAATTTCTTTCTTTAATTCTTTTGTTGGATTATTTTGATATTCTTTCTTTGCTTTTAATTCACGTTTCTTATATATCACACGGTCTTTATAAATCTTTTCAATCATTTCAGGTAAGAAACCTTGACTATCATTTTTAAACATTGCACCGTTAGGTGTTATACAAGCACCTTCTGTTTTTAAATAATCAAGTGGCGTCTTTTTATCAAGCATTTTATTCACAGAAACACCAGATGGTTTAACACCTAATATCTTTTCGGGAGAAATATTATATTGTACAATAATATGTGGATAAAGAGAGTTGATATCAAAAGACACCACCCATTTTTGCATACCCAATCTAGGTTCTTTCACATACGCACCTTCATACTTGGTGTCCTTTATGTGGTCTTCCCTAGGTGGTACACAAATCTTTTTTGTCATCAAGTGGTTTGCAATTAATGTATCCCAAACTCTTACCTGTGAAAAAATATCGTTATAATTTACTTTAGTTTCATATGCAAAGGTTAAAGATAAATCAATTAGACCTAACTTGTCTTCTAAACCATCAACTATTTCAACGTCTTGAATATTATACTCTACAAATTTTTGATAATCTTTTGTATAGAAATCTTTAAAAGTATCATATGGATTTTCTACTTTAGTTTCGCCTAGTTCTACTTCACCTATATGAGATAGTCTATAACTCTCTTGTCTTACTGGTATAAACCATTTATATAAATCAAGATAATCTAACATTGCAATTCCATACAATGAATAATATGTATTAGGTCTACCTCTTACAATTATTTCTTCTTTATGAATTATGTTCCAAGGCGACATTCTATTTGAAACTTTAGCACCTGCAACTAATTGAATTCTATTCATTAAATAAGGTAAGTCAAAGAATTTAGTATTCCAACCTGTAATAACATCTGGATAATTCTTCAACCAGAATTTCATAAACTCCATTATTAAATGTCGTTCATCTGTACATTGAATATAAGTTACATCTGTACGTAAGGTTTTAAACTCACCGATACCCCACGTTATAATTTGTTTGTTTGATTGATTCTTAACTGTAATACATAATAGTTCTTCAATTGGATTATTTACTTCTGGAAATCCATTTTCACAGGTACATTCTATATCTAATGTAAATATTTTAATTAATTCTTTTGACCACTTAACTTGTTTTGGATACTCTTCATTGATGTATTGATAATGAAATCTATCAAGTCCATAAACAGGTGCATTTTGAGTAGCAACATCACGTTTAAATCTACGAGCAGCGTCAATAGATGAAAAAGTAATTGGTCTTAAATTATGTCCTTGTAATGATTTAAATTCTTCTTTAGTTTGTGATACTGAATATAATGTAGGTGAAAAATTAATCTTCTCTTTAAACTCTTTGCTATCGTGTACTCCTCTAACAAGTAGTTTGCCTTTATGTTCTATTACATTTTTATAAAAGTTCATCTGGTCTCAAATGGAGTATTAAACCGTCAAGGTCTTTAGTAAGTTTTATCTGACAACTTAATCTACTAACACCTGGTTTATATCCTTTTTCATATTCTAATTGTTGTTCTTCTATTGAAATAGAAGTAGGTGATGGCACTTTATCTTTCCACTTCTCATCAACATATACGTGGCACGTACAACACATACAATTACCACCACAATCGGCAGGAATTTCTGGTATAGGTACGTGTGATTCAAATTTCGCTGCCTCCATTGCACTCAAACCTTCTCTAGTTTGAACACGAATTTTGGATCCGTTTCTTACAAAATAAACGTCTATCACTTTTTACCCAACGTTGGCAGTCCTGTTTCAGTTATTAACTGTTTATTAGGTGCTACTATCGTTGAAGTACTTTGAATATAAGTATCTTGTATATCTTTTTTTGGTTTTGAAAATGACACAACGACATCCTTATTAATATCTATAGTATTAGTTTCACTATAAGGTGCATAAGGTGTTAACATTAACTGTACAGGTTTACCTGGACCTTGTTGTCTAGGTATAAGTACACATCCTTTTTCTATTGTAATTGTGTTTTCGTTTTTTGTGATTTTGCCAATCACATCTTCGCCTGTTGTTAGGCGTAATAATTGTATTTCACTTGCCATTATATTTCTCCTTGATTATAATATATACTAAATCCGCTCAATTGTCAATGCTAGTTGTTTTTATCTATAGGTTTATCGTCTAAACTATACTTGGTTGTTATTATATATTTTCTATTAGGGTTAACCATTACATTAAACCTATTCATTGTTTCTCTATCAAACAATATTTTTGACTTTTCATCCCTATCATCTAATGTAAATTCTACATCTTTATAATAACCACCTGCAAATTCTACATCAAGTTTAATTGCGTATCTATCTTCTTTATAATCTCTTAATCCACCTACATCTATTGTTTGCTTACGTATAATATCGTTTGTAAGTGTCTTACCATCTAGTGTCCAAGTTATTTTTTTACCACTAACTTTAAATTTATCTGCGTGTATAACAGACGTACCTGAATTACCTGTGTCAAATTTACCAACTATACGTCCAAATGGATGTATATGTACAACTTCTTTAAAACCACACATACTAGGAACTTTTTTCCAATTTTCTCTATCTTCAAAATATTGTATGATTTCTTTACTTAAATTTCTATTTGTTGCTTCTTCTATACCTTCTGTACCTGGTGAAGAGTTAACTTCAATAACAAATGGTGGTTCTTTTGTTCTATCTGCTGACGGTATAAAATCTACTGCAACCCATTGACCATCTACTGCCTTAGCAGCTTTTAAACTTTCTTCTATTTCTACTTTTGTTAATTTTAATTCTTCTACTTCTGCACCTCTTGATACATTACTTCTAAAATCTCCTGGCACTACGTGTCTTTTCATAGCAGCAAATACTTTACCTTGTAATACTAAAACTCTAGCATCCCATTTAGTTTTTATATATTGCTGTAATAATATATCAGAATCCTCATCTTGTTTATTAAGTAATTGTACAATTGAATCTAAAGATTTTTCTGATTCAATAAACAAGACACCAACACCTTTTGATCCTCTTAATGTCTTTAAGATAACAGGAAACTTTTCTTCTAAACTTTCAAAAGATTCTATTGAATTTTCTGGATCAGTTACCAATACAGATTTAGGTTGTCTAATACCATAGTCTGCTAATCTTAATGAAGTTCTATATTTGTCGGCACACATACTAACACATTCTCTACTGTTAATAGTAAAAACTTGGTGTTTTTCTAATCGTGTTACCAAGTCCATCCAACTATCTCTACGTACTACTGAACCTCTTATAATAGCAATTGTATCTTTAGCAGATACTCTAAATCCTTTTTTGTCATCTTTGTTATGGAAATACAGTTCTCCATCATCTTCAACAGTTACATAACCACCTGTGTTTCTATAGATATATGACTTATGACCAAGCTTATCTGCTTGTTTCATTAAGTTCTTTGCTGTATGAAAGTTTAAATCATTTTCAGGTTCATCTGATATAATGATTAATCTATATGATCCAGAAGTTTTTGCTTCTGTTATGTAGTCTTTGAAATTTGATATCTGCATTTATTCATTACTCGTTGGACTGGTTGCTTCAGGTTTCTTTTCCTTATTGTCTTCCACTTTTTTCCCTATGTTATATTTAGCAGATAATGTCCATTCTTTTTTCTCTTTAAATGGTAATACTTTTATCTGACTTAACGGTGCTTTATCTTCCGTTGCGTCCTTTTTAACTACATCAATTAAGTTCCAATCTTGTAATAATAAAGATATGGTATTTCTTCTTTGAATATCGTTTTGAGTTAATGTTGATTTTTTACCGTCTAATGCAAATAGTTCCTTGAAATGGACTATGTAATATTTACCTTGTTTGTGTAGTATATGACACGATTGATAAAGTGTCTTATCTTTTCTACTTGCTACACCGATTCTTGTTAATGTTTCCCTGACTTTTAGAAAGTCATCAGGTTGCTTTATGGTCACTTCTAGCATATCGCTAGCCGACCAACTAATAATATCTTCGCTCATTTAAACTTTCTCCCACCTTGTATAAGTTTATTTTTAATAATTTCAATTTGGTCGTCTGTAAGAATGTTGAGAGTTTCCTTTGCCTTTGAATTACTATATCCATAATACTTCTTAATAACATCTAGGTTCTTCAACTTGGTTTTTGATAACCACTTACCTCCAAATCGCCTTTTCTTTCGTATACTATTTATGAAATAGTGAAATTGCATACGTTTAGGTAGAAAGTGTAGTCCGTTCATTTCATTGCTATGCATTATGGTATCATAGAACATAGATAGACAACGATTAATTACAAAGGGTGGATATTTCTTTTCCCAGGTTGGGTCTGGTGTGTCTAATAAATTCTCTTTTGATTCATTAATTGCTTTAAGATAATCTTTTAATTCATACATTGATGTTAACCTGTATATTGCTAATACCTATCAATCCTAAAACTACAACTCTATGTCGTCCATCAACTACGAAATACTTATCTTTATCTTTAGTACAAGTAATTGGTGTACATTTACTAGGATCAAAATTCTTTATAATTCTATCTATATTATTTATTGATAATGCTGATTGTTTAGATTTATCCATCCATAATTTAGACAATGGTATTTCTTGTTGACCTTTAGGAAATTTTGGATTCTTATCCCAACCTCTTTTATAATATAAGTTAGAAGTCTGTGGTAGAATATTATCATCCCAACCTTTTTTAATAGCTGGTAAATATTTTCTTTGTACTTCTTGAATTAGATGTATCATACTTTTTAAATTCATTTACTTTCCAAATAATAATAATTACATCCTTCACCGTGCATACCATAAACAGAATCATATTTTTTATGTTTAACATTAAAATAATTTTTAATATGATTAGTAAATACAGACTCACTATATCCAAATACAGGCATAGTATCTTTATTTACAAAAAAAATAAGGTGAGGTTGATTGTCTTCTTTATTGAAAACTCTAATAAACATTTTTCCAGAAGGTTTTAATATTCTATGATACTCTTTTATAATGGATAGAGTATCTTGTGGATAATTCACGTGGAAAGCACCAGCGTCAATAAGAAAATCAAAACTATTTTCTTCAATCTTATCTAATTTTCTTATATCTCCAACAAGAAATTTTCCTTTTGGTAAGCGCTTTTGAGTTCTTTCTATAACCGTTTGTGAAAAATCTACACCTGTTACCTCAAACCCTTGATTGATAAGATATTCAGAATTTCTACCATCTGCACATCCACAATCCAAAACCTTTAAATTTTTTTCAAAATTATAATACTTTATAAAATCAACAACGTGTCCATCTTGTAACTTTCGTTCATTGCTAGGATTTTTATAATCCCAAGGTCCACCAGTTGGATGTTCTTTAAAAAATTTATCCCAATCCTCAACTAAACTTTTCATTTATTTAAACTTACAGTTTGCCATTACTTCTGTTAAACAAGCGACCATATTAATCTCTTGGTCTGCTACAAAAGCGGATTTATATTGATATCCAGCTATAACTAAAACTGCTTGTGGTATAGATTGTGGTTGTAAGTTCTTGTATAGTATTTCATATACAGTTGAAAACAATGATGATGGTTCTTTATCTAGGTTTTGAATAACCCATTTTCTCATATCATTAAATCTTTTTTCTTTTAAAATTGCTACAAGTTGTTTAGTATCTGCTTCAGTTATACTGAATAATATACCACTATCAATTTTACCTCTTACTGAATATCTTTGAAGTTCATTAATAGTTCTTCTGAAATCTGGAAAATGTTTTTGTATTAATTCTGCAAGTACTTTTTTATCAAACTCTATCTTTTCATCTGTTAAGATATTACACAACCTATTCATAAGTTGTGTTGCTGTTTTAACTTTCTGACCATTAGTAATTGAAAAATCAATAACGGTACATCTACTATGTAATGCTGGTAATATCTTATTCTTATAATTACAAGTAAAGATAAATCTACAATTCTTATAAAATGTTTCTATGAAATTTCTTAATGCAGGTTGAACACTATCAGCGTTCATATAATCTGCTTCATCAACTATAACAACTTTATGACCTGCTGTTTCAGTTAAAGATACAGTTGACGCAAAATTTTTAATCTTATTTCGGAGTGTATCAATTTGTCTACCTTCATCTGATCCATTAATGATAATGTAATCACAACCTAATTCTTCACATAAAGCACGTGCTACAGTAGTCTTACCTGTACCTGCTGTACCTGATAGTAATAAGTTTGGAAGTTCTTTTTGTTTTACAAATTCTTTAAAAGTTTCTTTTAATTCACTTGTTAAAATACAATCGTCAATTGTTCTAGGTCGGTATTTCTCAACCCATAAATTTTCTGCCATAATATACTCATCATTTAAAATTCAGAATCAGGTTCTAATGCTATCCAATATTGTACTGGTTTATTTCTATTAACAAAATGACTTATTCTTTGTTTAGAAATCGCAATATCATAATCATCTGGTATTATTTTCAAGTTTTCTGCTTTGAAATATGCTACAAACTCTTTATCAGTTGTGCCTACTACAGCAGAATAATCATTTGAAGATTTATTTTTCTTATCAGTTGCAATCATTGTAATGTTTTTACCATCACCTTTTACTGCAATGTCTGGTAAGTTCAACGTAACTATACCTTTTTGTAAATCAGCAAAACATTTACTCTTTAATGTAAAAGTTACATACTTATCAGGCATATTAATTGATTTAGTTGGTGCAACAATTACTGATTTATCTGCAAAGAAATACTTAACTGATTGTTTTGAATTGGTGTCTGAAATAACCAATTTGTTAGTACCATTAAATTTGATATCTGATTTAGAAAATAATTCAACTGCCCTTAAAAATTCTGGCAAATCATATATCGCAAATTCTTGCTCAAATTTTTGGTCTATATCTGCTTCGGCAAGAATATTCTTTAAAGTAGAAATAGTTTGTAATTGCTTTCCAGGTTTTACTAATATATTTTTATTAATATCAGCAAAATTCTTTAAGATTGCAACTGTACTGTTTGATAGATTCATATCAACTCCTTCATAATTTATAATTATATACTTTTATTAACTAAATGTCAATGCTATAAACTTTTTAAAATGTTCTCTGGATCAGTAGCAACATAAGGGTCTTCACCTTTTCCTCGGTCATTGATACCTTCTTCTTCAAACCATTTAATAATTTGTCCATCTTCAACTACCATAGCATATCTCCAAGACCTCATACCAAATCCTAAATGAGTTTTGTTTATTAACATACCCATTCGTCTAGTAAAGTGTCCATTTCCATCAGGTATTGCCTTAACGTTATTTACTTTAAGACTATCAAACCAAGCGTTCATTACAAAAGAATCATTTACTGATATACAATAAACTTCATCTATACCTTTTGATTTAAACTCTTCATAGAGTCTTTCAAAATTTGGTAATTGTTTGCTAGAACACGTTGGTGTAAATGCACCTGGTAAAGAAAAGACTACTTGTTTGCCTGCTTGAAATACATCATTACTTGTAAATGTAGTCCACTTGCCTGCTACTCGCTCTTTGAATACCACGTATGGTATACTTTTAGTTATATCTTTATTCATAGAGTTAATATATCACCAACCCTAGCTAATGTCAATCCTGGTTGTCTATCAACTCGCAAGTAATTTCATCAGCTACTAACCCTGCGTTTTTATCATATATCCATACGTAGGAATAGTGAACCTGGTCACCTTTTTCCACGCATTTCTTACCAAATGATAGTTTAGGATTTGCTACTGAGCAACTAACAAGAATCAAACTCATTAAGATTATTAATATTTTATTCATATACTTATTTATAAGTGGCGAGTCAATAGTTTATGCTATCCTCGCCACTATCTATACGTTATTACTTAACGTCTATTGTTTTTAACTTCATTTCTTCTGGAACAATCTTCTCCATAGAAACTTTTAAAAGACCATCTTTCAATTCTGCACCTTTGACTTTTACATCATTGGCGATTGTGAAAGACCTTTTGAACATTCTTTTAGATATTCCTCTATAAAGAGTTCCTTCGTTGTCTTCTACCTCTTTTTCAGCTTTGTCTTTTACTGATTCGATAGTTAACATACCGTTCTCAACCTCAACGTTAATGTCTTTTTTATTGAATCCTGCTAATGCAACTTCAATATCGTAAGTGTTCTTACCAGACTTAACTATATTGTATGGTGGATAAGACGGTTGTATATCAGATATAAAATCGTCATCCCACATTGAACCGAAATGGTCAAAGATAGAATCAAATCCTACTGATACTGGTCTTAATCTGTTAAAAATAGATAATGCTTTATTGGTCATATAAACCTCCTTTATTAAGCAAAGTTATTTTAATTATATGAGTCCCTTAATGG